CAGGATAGCGCCTCATCGCGTTTTGTCGGAGGGGATTGCCGATGTCCAGCCTATACGAAATTGTGGGACAAAACGAGAGCGCCACCGTGAGCGCTGCGTTTGACGATGTCAAGCGCGCCTTGCTCCAGGACTCGCAGTGGGCCGCGCACGTCTTGGATGTTGCGGGCAAGGGTGGGCTCCGCGTGGCTTACGCCAAGGTGTACGGTATCGTCCTTGGCTCTCAGGTTGTGGCAGAAGGCCCCGGTTACTTCCTGATCAGGGGCACGGCGGGCAAGAACACGCGGCTGATGTACCGCATCGAGGCGGCCGGCGAGCGGAGCACTCGCATTACGCCCGATGGCCGGGCTGAGGGGATCTTCAAGGTCCTCATACCAATCGGCCTGCTCTTCCTGTGCTGCGTGGGTGTCGCTCTCACACCCCTGGCCTATAAGGCAAGGGCCGCAGGAATGCGGCGGATGTCGCGTAACTACCTCGATGCGTTCTGTCGCTATCTTGAAGCGAGGCTCGGTGCGCCGGCCTTGCCGGGGGCAACAGTATAGGGCGACGGGCTGTCGTGGGGCAGGTTCATAAGGGGTTCACCCTGGAACAGCAGGGTGGTTCAAACGGAAAGGTTGGTGCGATATGGTCAACGTCCAATGTCCGTCCTGTAAGCAAGTCCAAGAGGTCCGAGAAGCATCCGTCGGCAAGGATGTCCAATGCAATCACTGTGGGACGATGTTCGTTGCCCGGCAACCGCCGCGTCAATCGGGAAGCCAGGAGGAGACGTTGTTGGCCGCCGGGGTGCCTCCACGGCGAGACCCCGCTGCCGCAGTGGTGGGGAGATATGCTCGGGAGGCAGACCAGCGGGACGACCTTCTGCCAGCGGGCAAGCACGCATCGGGCCAGGTTGAATCGCAGGACCGCCATCCGAAGCGGCCTTTCGGCCTGACCTGGGTGGTGTTCTACTGGGTCCTCACGGGTGCGACCTACATCATTATGGGGTCAGTCCTGACCGTCGTGACCGGGCTTCTGGCCCCAGCACTGGCCGGTGGTCCCGCCGCGGGCCTGTTGGGCGAGTTGAAAAGGGAGGGGGCGACGGCTCTGGTGCTTGCGGAGCTGGGTGGGCTTTTTATTTTCCATTACGGCCTTCTCTCGTTGGTGGCCTGCTACGGGCTCTGGACGTTCCGTAAGTGGGGAATTGTTCTTGCGCGGGCGATGGCCGCTGTAAACGTTGTGCTGGCGGTGGTCGGGCTTATCGCGAGCATCGTGAGTCACGTGGGCATCTTGGCGGGTGTGGTTGGGCTGGTCATCTCCACGGTCATCATGGCATACCTCTTTGCCGGTGCACCGGGCTTCTTTGACCGCGTTCGCCAGTATCTTCGCGCCGACCGCCTGCGAGAGAACATCTGGCAGGGCTATGAGTGACGAGGTCGGGTTGTTTGCGGGGCCACTTTCCGGCGAGGCGATGGACCGGGAATGGGCTCGGCCGCGCCCGGGGGACCGCTCGCCCGGATTGCGGACGCCGCTCCCCTCCGACGCCTGGCGGCCGGGCTTAAGGCCCTTTGCACGCCCGAATTACAGGTAACCGCCCCCTTCGCATGGGGGCGGCCCGGAATATTGCGCAGGATTGCCCCCTTGCTTGCGAAGAGTAGGACAGAGTGGCGGACATGAAGAACCCCCGCAAGAAACCGAAGGAGGGCGATCCGATGAAACGGGCAATGTTGGGTCTTGTTCTGGCAAGCGTGGTCGGGGCATCCTGGGCGGCCGCATGTGCTGCCGCACCCGCTCTGTCCATCGGAGACACCGTCAAGACGACCGCGAACCTGAACGTTCGGGTGGGGGCTGGCACGGGCCAGCCGGAAATTTCCGGCCCCGGGTATCCCGGCTGCGCCCCTGCGGGAACCACAGGGAGGATTGTGGCCGGACCGGTCGCCGCCAACGGTTATACGTGGTACAAGGTCGACTATGGCCCCGGCCGGTACGCGGGGTGGAGCGTCGGTGACGGACTTCAGAAGATACAGACTGCGGTGGTGCCGTCGCAGGCCGTGCCAGCGGCTCCCGCGCCAGCCGCCCCCACTGCCGCACCGCGGACGGTGCCTCAGCCCTCACCGGTCGCCACACCTGCCGCCCCCGCGCCGACTCCTGCGGTGCCTGCCGCGCCCACGCTGCTTTCACCGGGAACAGCGACGGAGCCGGGCCCTGTGATTGCCAGCCTGACGCCCACGCTTCAATGGACCGCCGCACCGGGTGCGGTGTCCTACGGCATCGGAATCAGCAAGTATCCTTACGGACCGGCCAACCTGGTCTGGAATCCGCAGGTTGTAACCGGCACGTCGGTCCGGGTGCCAGGCGACCTACTCCAGCCTGGCACGAAGTACCGATGGAACATGCAGGCCCGTAGCGCCGCCGGCCAATTGAGCCCGCTTTCGGCAACGCTCTACTTTCAGACGGCTGTCCCGTCTTCGCCAATCCCTGCGGCTCCTGCCGCATTGCCGGCACCGGTCCCGGCGACTCCTGTCGCACCGCCGCCAACCGTTCCGTCAGCGCCGCCTGTTCCTGCGGTACCCGCTCCTGCCAAGCCTGTTGCCACGACGTCAGTAACGGCACCCCCCCCGTCGGCGGGGCAACTGGCAGTCGAGCAACTGATAAGAGAGGCCGTGCAACTGGAGTCGCAGGAGAAGTTCCAAGCCGCGATAGACAAGTTGGATGAAATCCGAAAATATGACAAGAAGTACTGGCCGGCCGATCTGGACTTGCGCATCAGCAAACTCAGGGCCAAACTTCAAGCGATGGGATTCTTCTTTCCGGAGGGCACACGAACAGCAACTGCGTCCACAGCACAGCCGTCTGCCACGCCGCCTGCCGCGCCAGCAGTGGTCTCGCCGGGGGCGGCGTCGGAACCGGGCCCAGTAATCAGCACCCTGACGCCCACGCTTCGGTGGACCGCCGTGCCGGGCGCGGTGTCCTACGCCGTCGGCATCAGCAAGTACCCTTACGGTTCGGCCAACCTGGTCTGGAATCCCCAGATTGTCAAGGGCACATCAATTCAGGTGCCGGGCGGCGTACTCCAGCCGGGGACGAAGTACCGGTGGAACATGCAGGCCCGTAGCGCCGCCGGCCAATTGAGCCCGCTTTCCGCGGCACTCTACTTCCAGACGACCGTCCCGCCGACAGCGGCCCCGGCAGCGTCTGCCGCAGTGCCGACCCAGGCCCCACCGGCGCAACCCCCGGCGGTTACAACCGCTCCCAGTGCTCCGCCGCCCCCACCGTCGCCGACTGGAGCACCTTCTGCGCCAGCACCCCAGACGCCGACTGTGCCCACCTTGAAATTGTATGTCCATTCCGGCAGTGCGACGGGTCCCGTTCTTTCAGGAGTGCGCGTAGCGGGCAAGGACGGTGCCGGCAAGGCATTCAACCTGACTACTGACACGAGCGGTTGCGTCACCATCGCCGGCGCACCGGGAACGTGGCAACTTGCATTGTCCATGAACGGCTACCAGGGTCTCGCCGGGACCGTCGCCATCACCGCCTCGGGCACAGCGCATCTGGTCTTGAGGCCACTTCCGCGGACCCTTCGGCCGCCGGCACAGCCTGCGGAGGCGGCCGAAATCTCACCAAAGCCGGCAGCAATGGGTACAGATAAGATGGTCGCCACAGAGTCGAAACCGGGATGGTATTATATTGAACTCATGCACAACTATCTGGAAAAATGCAAAGCCCAGGGTCGCGAGTGCAGCCTTCCAAAGGCCCTAGAGGAAGCGGATCCTCATGTGGTTGAGCGAAACAAGCGGCATCCGACCTACGGCTGCATAACGACCCAGCAGTTTGGCGATGCAAGCAAACAGTGCAAGGCATTTGTGCGGTACGTTCTGGACAGCGCCGGATTGGCTGACGTTCCAAATGATAACGATGTTCTGGACCCTTGGCGCGGACCGTGGAAGTGTGTTGCATATAAGAATGCAGACGCTGTTTTGCGGTACGCACAGCCCGGCGATGTCTTCTGGGCAGATAGCGGTAAAGGTTGGGGGCATTGGGGCTTCATCTGGAAGAACAACGGCACAGCCATTATCGTATTCGACGCGAACCGAGAGCAGTACCCCGCCAAGAGAGGTTTGTTAGGCGAGATGCAACTGACCAGGGAGTCCAAGTTGAATGGACAACCAGCATTGGCCAGCATGGTGGTCTATCGACAAGCGGGGCTTTCAGGCGCCACGAACCAACCCAGTACGATAGGCGAGCCATCTCTCAATTCCGATGCTGGTCGCGTGTTGGCTGAGATTCAGAGGAGAGCCCGCTCGCTTCCGGCTTACCCGCAGTACCTTCACGGAACAAACATGGGGTTGCGGGGCGCCATCGCCGATGCTGCGGTCCAGGTGGCAAACCGTCAGCGTCTGGATGAATATGACCGCTGGTATCAAGCCGCTCTCAATTACCGCGGGCTCGCGCAGGTGCAACTTATTCGCGCGGAACGATTTGCTCGCACCGGAAAGGTGGAGGAGGCTCAAAGGTTCTTGCAGGATTCCGACCGCTGCCTGAAGCTGTATTACCTTGCCAACGACGCCGCCATCTCGGTGTACGAGGCCGGGGTTGAGAAGGCAGCGTACTACGCGAGGGCGGTCTATGAGACATCGCGGGCCGCCTTTGTGCTGACGAGCAGCGCGGCCGGCCTGGGTCCCGTCGCAAGCGTCCTGGCAGATCATCTCTACACGGCCACCGACTTCGTGGTGAATACAAGCGAAATGGGGCTTTCAAAGGCAGCGAAGCAGGCCGTCATCGACGTCATCGCTCAAGAGGTCGGCAAGGAAATGGTCAAGGAGATCGCCGGAACGGGGCTGAAGGGCGCCCAAGGGGCAAAGCCTGCCACCGCCTTGAAAGACTTGGTGACTCGGTTGGCACGGGACCGCTCGTTCTGCGGGCGCGTGGCGAAAGCGGTCGCACAAGGGACTTCACAGGAAATCTCCACCGACCTTGTCTCCAAACTCATGTCGGACGTGGCGGCGCAGTCATTCAGCAACCCGTAAGCGAATGCAGGCATCTCGTTAGCAGCCCGTTGAAAAAGTCAGTTTTCCGCGTCGTCAGACATTGACATGGCCGAGGGCTGGCGCTAATCTGGCCGCGGTCAAGGAGGACGACGCGATGGCGATGGGCAAGCGGCAGGCGGAGCGGCCCGCCCGGGGCGGGTGGATCGTGGCGGCGGAGTTGCCGCAGGGGCCGGGCCATCCGTTCTACCGGCGGCTGAATCAACTCCTGGCCGTGCACGGGTTTGACGCCTTCGGCGAGACACTCTGCCAGAAGTTCTACCACGACTCGCTGGGCCGGCCGGGCATTCCGCCGGGGGTGTACTTCCGTATGCTGCTGATCGGCTACTTCGAAGGGCTCGACTCGGAGCGCGGCATCGCGTGGCGGTGCGCCGACAGCCGCACGCTGAGCCAGTTCTTGGGCTACGGCCCGACGGACACGACGCCGGACCATTCGAGCCTCTCGGTGATTCGGAACCGGATCGACCTGGAGACGCACTAGGAGGTGTTCGCGTGGGTGCTGAAGGTGCTGGCGGCGGAGGGCCTGTTGAAAGGCAAGACCCTCGGCATCGATGCGACGACGCTGGAGGCCAACGCGGCGATGCGGTCGATCGTGCGGAAGGACACAGGCGAGAGCTATCAGGAGTTCCTGACGCAGCTCGCCAAGGCGAGCGGCATCGCGACGCCGACGCGGGAGGACCTGGCCAAGTTGGACCGGAAGCGTAAGAACAAGGCCTCGAACGACGACTGGGAGAACCCGCACGATCCGGACGCGAAGATCACGAAGATGAAGGATGGGCGGACGCACCTGGCGCACAAGGCCGAACACGCGGTGGACATGGACAGCCAGGCGATTGTGGCGGTGACGCTGCAGCCGGCCGACCGGGGCGACACCACCAGCCTCTCGGACACGGTGGAGGCGGCGGTGGCGAACCTCTTGGACGTGCAGAACGACCCGGCCACGGAGAAGTGCGTGCACCCGGTGGCGATGGAGGAAGTGGTGGCGGACAAGGGCTACCACAGCAACGCCACGATGACGGAACTCTCGGAGATGGAGATTCGGAGTTACGTCAGCGAGCCGGACCGTGGCGAGCGGGACTGGGAGGACCAGGCCGAGGCGCGACAGGCGGTGTATGCGAACCGGCGACGGATTCGGGGTTCTCGCGGCCAACGGCTGATGCGTCGGCGCGGGGAGGTGATTGAGCGGAGTTTCGCGCACTGCTACGAGACGGGCGGGATGCGTCGGACACACCTTCGAGGACATGGGAATATCCTCAAACGACTGTTGGTGCATGTGGCCGGGTTCAACCTGGGTCTGGTGATGCGCGCGTTGGTAGGGATCGGCAAGCCGCGCCGGGTGCAGGACGGCTTGGCGGCCGGCCTTTGGGGTCTTCTCGCCGGGTTCATGGCCTGTCCGGGATCGTTCTGGCGGCGGTGGGGTCGCTCCGAGCGCCTCCGGACCGCGCCAGCCTCGGCTACCCGGCTCCCTGCGGCGGCGTGAGTATCAACCGCAAGACAACGACTTCTTCAACGGGCTGTTAGGCCCAAGGCGCCGTCGACCCAGCGCTCACGAACTGGAACAGGCCGAGGTGCTCTGCAGGGAGTGGGCGGCGCAGTCGAGGGCGGTCGTCTAAAGACCTGTGGCGTAAGAACTTACGGCGCTCCGGTTTTTTCCCGATTCTTCGCGGAAGATTTTCGGCGACATTTCCCGAAAGATGCTTGACCCGCCCTTGGCGCAACATTAACATGCCGCCCGTCTGGTAGCGGCCCGCCTGGGTCGCGGGCCGGCCGGACTGGAAACGCGGGGTCTACCCGTGGCGCGCTGGCTGACTTTAACGCTCCTTCCGGACATCGGTCCGGTTTTCGGCCCTCTCCAGAGGGTCTTTTCGTCTTCCGCCGACCTTATTCGCTCACCGACGTGCACCTACAGCGGCAACGACCGGTTCCTGTGCTGCGGGGGCGAGATTCTGCCCGCAGTCCGAACCTCAGGAGCACAACGCACCTTGGACAAGCCCCGCCTCGTGAACAAAGGGTACGATCATGAGGCGGCACATTGCACTGGCCATCCACAACGATCCCAAGATCGTTCGTAATCTGAAGGACACCTTCGCGTCGTTGGACCACGAGTACGTCTGGGTCCGCAGCCAGCAAGAGGCCCGCGCCCTGCTCGCGGAGAACGACTACTGCTGCATCTTCGTCGACCTTGAAATCCCCGCCTGCTCGAGAGGCGGCATGCCGTCCATCGACAACGGGCTCAACCTGGTTGAACAGATTCGCGCCATCGACAGGCTGCGGAACGTGCCCATCGTTGCCGCGGTACGGCTCTGCGAGGCCAGGCCACGGCTGGTGGCACGTGCCATGCGGCTCGGCACGACCGACTTCATCGAGAAGCCTTTTCCGACCACCGGCGATACGCTGTGCAGGGTCTTGAAAAAGGCGCTGGACTACGCGCACACCCTCTGGCACAAAGTTCCTGCGGCCAACCCCACGCCCTCACCCGAACCCGTGCTGTTCAAGGGCGGCGAGATGACCTTCTATCCTGACCACGTGGAACTGTGCGGCGCAAAGGTCCTCGGCGATACCGGGGCCGGCCAGACGCGGCGCATCCTTGAAGAACTCGCTCGCGGCGGCGAGAAAGGCCAGTTTGTGGCCCGGGGCGGTGCCTCGCTGGCACGGGCCGTCGAGGCCGCCGGCGGCCAAAACGCCGTGGCCGGCTACGTGCGGAATTTCCGCAAGGGCGTGGTGCGTGCCTTCACGGAGAGAGGCATCACCTGTGGCCTTCAGGATGTCATCCTGAGCGGGGGCCAAGGATACCGGTTACGCGACTGGATCACCGTCCGTCACGTCGGTCAGGCGGCGGCCGCCCTGGCCGAAACGGGACGGTAGCCGTTCAGGCGACAGATTGGGGTGTGAGCCGGACGTCCGGCGCTTCAAACGCCCGCCCGGCCGTCCAACCCCATGCGCTCGAAGTGCCGGCGGATGTGCCGAATCGCCCGCTCGACGGACGCTCTACTGCAATCAGCGGCAGCCGCGATCTTGCGCAAGGACTCACCCCGGCTCAGGGCGAAGCAGACCGCCCGCTCCGGCACGGGAAGCGCGACGAGCGCCTGCTGAACGTCCAGGGCTGCAGAGGCGCCTTCATCCTCACACACAAGGGCTGCCTCTGCGTCGGCGGCGTGGCAGTCTTTCACGCGATTGCGGAGCGCTCTTGCTCGTCGCAAGAACATCTTCATACGGTTGTCAATAACTGATGTTAGTGCCGTGGTTTCCGTGGCGCCGTTCGCCTTGGCCGCATCGAAACGGAACGCCATCACCTCCAAGGCGATCTCCTGCTCGATGTCGGGCCAATCGTGCCGCGGTATGCCGAACCGTCTGGCCCGGCTCCGAATCAGCCTTACCTTCCACGCCTTGACCACCCCGTCGTAACGGTTCGCCAGCACATCTCTCTTCATGGCCGTTTCCTTTCCGTGCATCGTTCCATTCTCGCCCGTGAGTCACGGCCACGATTCTGCACGTCCCACGAGACGCCGGCTCTAGAGTTGACCGTGCGCAGGTGCAAGTCATACGCGCGCAAGATGCCATCGGTGATGAACGATATGACACGCCGGGGCGTCATCCTGCGCGCATATGCGCGCAGCCCGCGCGCATATGACTTGGCCCCTGCGCGCATATGACATGACATGCGCGCAGCCAGTCGGGGGGCGAGCAGCAAATAACTCTGTAGAGGGCGCGAATGATTCGCGGCCCGCTATGGAGACAAGCCTTGAAGACCATCCTGGACCTGATCGTTCAAGAGCCGGCCGAAACCTATCACGCCAAGGCCGCGACGTACCTGACGAGCCATCATCTGGCCCATTTCCGCAAGTCGCCGCTCCTTTACTACAAGGTGAAGGCGGGCCTGGTGCCCGAGGAGGACCGGCCGGCGTACTTGGTGGGCCGGGCGGCCCACACGCTCATCCTGGAGGGGCGGGAGCGGTACGCGGCGGAGTACGCCGTCGGCGGTCCGATCAACCCCGCTACCGGCAAACGCTATGGCTCGAACACGAAGGCGTTTGCCGAGTGGGCCGCGGCCCAGGGGCGGCCCGTCCTCACGGACGAGCAGGCCCTCCTCATCGAGAGCATGGCCGGCGGCATTGTCGCCCACGACATCGCCATGTCGCTCCTGGCGAAGGGTGTGGCCGAGGGGGTCGTGCGGGCCGAATACTGCGGCCTCGCCTGCCAGGCGCGGATGGACTGGCTGAACCCCGACCGCGGGATCGTGGACCTGAAGACCTGCGACGACCTGACGTACTTTGAGGCCGATGCCCGCCGCTACGGTTACGCCCACCAGTTGGCCTTCTACCGTGCGGTCCTCGCCCGTGCCAGCGGCGCCCTCGTCCGCTCGGCCGCCGGCACTGCGACCTACGCGGCCGTGCACATCGTCGCCGTCGAGAAGAAGGAACCGTACCGCTGCGGCGTGTGGCTGGTGGCCGAGGAGGCACTGGCCGTCGCCCAGAAGGAGAACGAGGCGGCGATCGCGCGGCTGCGGGAATGCGGGCGGACGGGCGTCTGGCCCACGGGCTATGAGGAAGTGCGAGTCTTCGACTGGGTGTGATCCGCCCGGCGCGCAGAACAGGGAACGGAAGCATGGCCAGATCGCCCCGAAACCAGAAACCCGAGCGGTGCTTCGTGTGCGGCCGGCGGCACACCGGCCGCTGTCCGCCAAAGGCCCTGGCCGCCATCGACCGGGCCAACCGCCGGGCGCTTCGGGCCGAGGACGCGCCCGACAACACGGTCGGCGAGCCGGACGATGAGCCGACTATCGGCGACCGCCTGAAACTCGGTTTCCGCTGGATGCACGCCATCGCGGACCCGGACTGATGCGAACCGGGCGCATGCCGCGCCCTCAACGAAAAGGAGACTCTCGTGACCCTGCTTGAAACCGTTCACCGGGGCAGACGCCCCATGCCGCCGCGGATCATCCTCTACGGCACTGAAGGCATCGGCAAGAGCACGTTCGGCGCCGGGGCGCCGGCCGCGGTCTTCGTCCAGACCGAAGACGGCCTGGGCGAGATCGACTGCCACGCCTTTCCACTGGCCCGCACGCTCGCTGACGTGAAGGCCAACCTGGCCGCTCTCTACACCGAGCCGCACGAGTACCAGACGGTGGTCCTCGACTCGCTCGACTGGCTCGAACGGCTGATCTGGGAAGAGGTCTGCCGGGCCTTCGGTGTCAAGAGCATTGAGAAAGCCGATGGCGGCTACGGCAAGGGGTACACGCACGCCCTCACGTACTGGCGCGAGGTGATCGAGGGTCTCGACGCCCTGCGCGGCGACCGCGGCATGGTTGTCATCTGCATCGCCCACGCCCGTGTCGAGAAGTTCGAGGACCCCGAATCCACGGCCTACGACCGTTACTCGCCGCGCCTGCACAAGCACGCCGCCGCTCTGGTGACCGAGTGGGCTGACGCGGTGCTCTTTGCCACGCGGCGGTTCCGCACCGAGACCGAGGAGGCGGGCTTCAACCGCTCGCGGACCATCGCTGCGCCCGTCGGGGCCGATGGCGGCGAACGGATCATCCGGGCCGTGGGCGGCCCGGCGTGCATCGCCAAGAACCGTTACGGCCTGCCGGCCGAATTGCCCCTGTCCTGGAACGCCCTGGTGGCCGCGATGACCGCGCCCGCCGCAACCTCAAACGAAGGAGCACCTGTCAATGGCTAACCTGAACAACTTCAACGCCAACGAAGTCGAACCGGCCTCGTTCGAGCCGCTGCCGGCCGGGAAGTACCTGGCCGTCATCACGGAATCCGAGATGCGGGCCACGAAGTCGGGCACGGGCCAGTTCCTGTACCTGACGTTCCAGGTCCTTGAGGGCCAGTTCAAAGGCCGCAAGGTCTGGGCGCGGCTGAACCTGAAGAACCCGAACCCGCAGGCCGAGCAGATCGCGCGGGGGCAACTCTCGGCCATCTGCCGGGCCGTGGGCGTCATGCAGCCCAGGGACTCGGTGGAACTCCACAACCTGCCCCTGGTGATCACCGTCAAGGTCAAGAACCGCGAGGACACCGGCGAACCGCAGAACGACGTGACCGGCTACGCGAAGAAGGAATCGTCGCCGGCCGCGCCGCCGCAGGCCGCGACCAGCACGCCGCCGTGGAGGCGCCAGTAGCGTGGGACGCAGGGTGGCTGCTTACCGCGTAATCAAGGGCCGGTGCGTTGCGTGCGCTGGGCCGCTCACGACGCCGCTCTTGAGGCCGGACGAGGAGCAGCGCCTGCCTGCCACGCCCCAGACCGTGCGGCTGTGCGTCATGTGCGTGGCGCGGGTGCTCGTGCGGGCGACGCTGGCGATCCACGGTGAGCCATCGCCGCACGCAGAGAGCAACCGCTGCGAGGGTCACGAAGAGCGGATGCGGGCGCACCAAGAGCGCGTGGCCCAGGAACTGGCCGAACTGGGAGAGGTCGCCAGAGATGCTTGAGTTCGAGTTGCCGTATCCGCCGAGCGTGAACCACTACTTCCGCATGGTCCAGGGGCGGATGCTGATCAGCCGCGAGGGTCGCCTGTTCCGGCAACGGGTCTGCGCGATCCTCGCGGCCTCCGGGGTGCGGGCGTTGGCGGGGCCGCTGGCGGTGCAGATTGAAGTGTATCCGCCGGACAACCGGCGACGCGACGTTGATAACTGCCTCAAGAGTTTGCTCGATGCCCTTCAACACGGCGGCGCGTACCACGATGACAGCCAGATCGTGCGGTTGGCCATCGAGAAGCGCGGGGCCGTCGAGGGCGGCAGGACAATCGTGAGGATCGCCCGGGCTTGAACATAAAACTTCGGACCTACCAGCGCGAGGCCGTTGACGCCGTGTACCGCTACCTGCGGGAGCACGATGACAACCCGTGCGCCGTCTTACCAACAGCCGCGGGAAAAACTCCAGTCCTGGCCACGATCTGCCGCGACGCCGTCGGCCTGTGGAACGGGCGCGTTCTTGTGCTCGCCCACGTGAAGGAACTCCTGGAGCAGACAGCCGGAACGCTCCAGCGCATGGCGCCGGACCTGCCCGTGGGCATCTACTCGGCGGGGCTGGGGCGGCGCGACCTGGGGTATGCCGTTACGGTGGCGGGTATCCAGTCGATCTACCTGCGGGCCAGGGAACTGCGGCCGGTGGACTTGGTGATTGTGGACGAAGCGCACTGCATCCCGCCCGACGGCGACGGCATGTACCGGCAGTTCCTTGCCGAAGCGAAGGCCATCAACCCCAACGTGCGGACCGTGGGCCTCACGGCCACGCCGTACCGGATGACCACCGGCATGATCTGTGGCCCGGAGAACCTCCTGAACGAGGTCTGCTACGAGATCAGCGTGAGGGAGTTGATCGTCCAGGGTTACCTTTGCCCCTTGCGAACAAAGGCAGGGAGCGAAAAGGCCGACTGGTCGGCACTGCACATCCGCGGCGGTGAGTATGTCGCGGACGAAGTGGAAGCCATGATGGACACGGAGCGGCTTGTGCGGAGCGCCTGCGCGGAGATCATCGAGCATACGCCCAACCGCAAGAGCGTTCTCATCTTCGCAAGCAGCATCCAGCACGGCCTGCACGTCCAGCGGGTGATCCAGGAAGACCACCGTCTCCCGTGCGGCTTCGTCTGCGGCGACACCCCGGACGGCGAACGTGATCGGCTGCTCCAGGAGTTCCGCGAAGGGCGCCTCAAGTTCTTGGCCAACGTCAACGTCCTGACCACGGGCTTCGACGCCCCCGGCATCGACTGCATCGCCATGCTGCGGCCCACGCTTTCGCCGGGCCTCTATTATCAGATGGTCGGTCGGGGCTTCCGCCTTGCGCCCGGCAAGGCCGACTGCCTGGTCCTCGACTTTGGTGGCAACGTTGTCCGGCATGGGCCGGTGGATATGCTCCGTGTCCACGAGCCGGGCGAAGGCGACGGCGAGCCGCCGGCGAAGGAGTGCCCCGAGTGCCACGCCGTCATTGCTTCCGGTTACGGCGTGTGCCCGGAGTGCGGCCACGAGTTCCCGCCGCGTATGTCGCGCGAACACGAGGCCAAGGCATCCGATGCGGCGATCCTGTCGGGCCAGGTCACGCTGACCGAGTACGCCGTAAGCGAGGTCTCTTACGCCGTCCACACGAAGCGCGAGGCCCCGCCCGACGCCCCGAAGACCATGCGCGTGCAATACCGCATCGGGTTCAGTCAGTGGCGCAGTGAGTGGGTGTGCTTCGAGCACACCGGCTGGCCCCGCGCGAAGGCCGAATCCTGGTGGCGCCAGCGGTCCGACGAGCCGGTGCCCGACACGGCCGCCGGGGCGGTCGCGGCGGGCAACCTGGGCCGCCTGGCCGAGCCGGTGGCCATCACCATCAAGAGCGTGGCCGGCGAGAAGTACGACCAGATCGTCGGTTACCGTTTCGCCGATGAGCCGCCGCCCGACGCCCCGTTTGCGCCTGACGAGTCCGCAACGGCCAACGACTTCGACCTCGACGACGAAACTGTCCCGTTCTGAAAGGATGTTGCATGAACCCCAGCGACGTGCAGACCGCGATCGAGCAGGTCTGCGGCGCAATCCCCCGTGTGGTTGTGCGCTCTAATGGGCAGATGGTTCACACAGAAAGGCGTTTCTGGGCCAAGGTTGACAAGTCCGGCGACTGCTGGAATTGGACCGGCGCGACCGGGAGTTTTGGCCACGGCGTCGTGCGAATCGCCACCGTTCTCTACAAGGCTCATCGTGTGTCGTGGACTTGGGCAAACGGGCCGATTCCCAAGGGCCTTTGCGTGTGCCACCACTGCGACAACCCAAGGTGTGTCCGGCCCGATCACTTGTTCCTGGGTACCAAGCAAGACAACAGTACCGATATGGCCCTTAAGAAACGCGGAGGTGCCACTGTTCACCCGGAGCGAGTGCCCCGCGGCGAAGCCAGTGGAGCGGCCAAACTGACAGCGGAGGCCGTCAGGGAGATACGCCGCCTCTAGGCTGCTCGGGCTGGAAACCAGTACGAGTTGGCCGTCCGGTTCAGGGTATCGCAGCCGGCCATCGGAATGATTGTCCGCCGCCGAAATTGGAGGCATGTAACGTGAGAGATTACGCCAAGCAGATTTCAGACGAGTGTGACGCGATCAAGGCAATGTTGATCGCCAAGAACGCTGCGTATGGCGCGTCGGCATTTGAGCCGCTGCGCATCTTCAGCCGCGCCGATCCTATCGAGCAACTGAACGTCCGCATCGACGATAAGTTGTCGCGGATCGCCCGTGGCCGCGAGTTCGCCGGCGATGATACCGAACTGGACCTCATCGGCTACCTCGTGCTGCGCCGCGTGGCCCGCCGCCTGTCAGCACCCAAGCCCGCCGATCTGCCGCTGGTGCGTCTCGGCCCCGGCGGGGATTTTGCACGGGACATTCATGCTCAGGAGGATGGCCAGTGAACGCGACAATGACCGAATCTCCGCCCGCGTGGGCGCCCGATTACGTTGACATGGCCGGCATGGCACACATGCTCTCTGTGTCTCAGAAGCAGGTCCAGCGGCTTTTGTCGGCCGGGCGGCTGCCGAAGCCGGACCTGAACATCAGCGGCACTGGCGGGCCGAAGGGCAAACGGTGGCGCCGTGACCGCCTCATGGCATGGCTTGATGCACGCAGACCGTGAGGCAAACACCATTGGCCACGTTCGCCGATCCCGTAGCAGCCGTGCTGGAGCGCCTCCAGGGCGTGAAGCCCGCTGGCCAGGCCCAGTGGATGGCCCGGTGCCCGGCCCACGATGACCGGCGAGCCTCCTTGAGCATCTCGCGCGGCGAAGGCGGTCGGTGTCTACTGCACTGTCATGCTGGCTGCACGCTGGAGGCCGTTTGCCGCGCGATCGGCATGGAACCGAAAGACCTCTTCGTGGCAGAGCATCATCAACAGGCACGCACCACCAGCCGCATCGTCGCCACGTATGACTACCGCGACGAGTCGGGCACGCTTCTGTACCAAGTCGTGCGTTTCGATCCAAAGGACTTCCGCCAGCGCCGACCCGATAGCAGGGGCGGATGGACGTGGAACACGAAGGGCACACGGCGGGTGCTGTACCGCCTCCCGGAACTCCTGGCCGCCGACCCGGCGGCGTGGGTCTTCGTGGTTGAAGGTGAGAAGGATGCCGACAGCCTCGCCGCCCTGGGTCTCGTGGCAACGTGCAATTCCGGCGGGGCCGGTAAGTGGCAGGACGGCTACACCGAAGCGCTGCGCGGCCGGCGTGTGGCCATCATCCCCGACCGCGACGGCCCCGGCTGGGATCACGCCGAAGACACTGCCAAGCGGCTTCTCGGCACAGCAACTGCCGTGCGACTTCTCGATCTTGGCCAGGTGGAGGGTTTCGAGGGCAAGGACGTTTCGGACTGGATCGCATGGCGCGATGCCTGCACGGGCGACGAATTGGCTGCAACCCTCGTGGCAATGGCCGATGCCGCCCCGGAGTACCAGCCCGAGGCGGCAACGCCCGTCGATAAGTCGCCCCGGTGGCAGACGTTCCCTGTGGACACGCTGCCGCCGGCGTGCCGCCGGTTTGTGCGCGAAGCGGCTGAGGCCCTGGGTGTGGACGCCTCTTACGTGGCGCTGCCGCTTCTGGCGGGCCTGGCCGCGGCCATCGGCAACACGCGGCGGATTGCCCTCAGCCGCACGTGGACCGCGCCGCCCGTTGTCTGGGCGGGTATCGTCGGCGAGTCGGGCACACTCAAGAGCCCGGCGATCAAGATGGCCCTCGCGCCCATCCTCAAGCGGCAGGCTGCGGCGATGGACGAGCACCAGGCCGCGATGGCCCTTTACAAGGCTGAAATGCACGCCCACCGCCTGGCCATGAAGGATTGGGAAAGGACCGGCCGCAAGGCGGGCGAGGAATCGCCCGTGGAACCCGACCGGCCGGTCATGCAGCGGCTCTATTGCTCCGATACGACGGTTGAGGCCCTGGCAGAGCGCCTCCAGGACGCCCCGCGTGGACTCCTGGTGGCCCGCGATGAACTGTCAGGGTGGCTGGGCAGTTTCGGGCAGTACAAGCAGGGCCGCGGGCGAGACGAGGCCAACTGGCTCTCGATGTTTGACGCCGGCAGTCTCATGGTGGACCGCAAGACCGCCGACAAGCCGACCCTCCACGTGCCCCGTGCGGCCGTCTGCATCGCCGGCGGCATCCAGCCGGGTATCCTGCGGCGGATGTTCACGGCAGAGCACTATGAATCGGGCCTGGCCGCCCGGTTCCTCTTGACCATGCCGCCCAGGCGGGCCAAGCGGTGGACCGACCGGGAGGTTTCACAGATGGCCGAGCAGGGGCTGGCCGACGTCTTCACCACCCTCTGGGGCCTGGCGCCGATGAACGCAGACGGCGAACCGGTCAAGCCCCTGGACCTGCCCCTGGTGGACGAGGCGAGACCTGTCTGGGCAGAGTTCGTGAACGCCCACGGCCAGGAGACAGCCGACGTGTCCGGTCCACTGGCGGCGGCGTTCAGCAAGTTGGAGGGGTACGCGGCGCGGCTGGCCCTGGTTTTGTCACTGGCGCGGTGGGCCGAGAATCCCGGCACGTTGGGCATCGGCCCCGCCGCCGTGGACCTGGACAGCATTCGGGCCGGCATTGAGATCGTTGAGTGGGCCAAGAGCGAGACCCGCCGCATCTACGTCATGCTCTCGGAAGATGATCAGGATCGCGAGCGCCGCGAGGTGCTGGAAGTCATTCGCCGTCGCGGAGGGTCCATCACAGTCCGCGAGGTGCAGCGCGCCATGCACCACAGCACCACTGAAGAGGCCGAGGAGATTCTCGCGGTGATGGTGGCGGACGGCTTGGGCCGCTGGGTCGATGTCCCGCCGGGACCAAAGGGCGGCCGACCCACGTCACGTTTCCAGTTGTACCGGGGACCGGCCGAAAACGGGGGTCTCGTGTGACAAAACCCCTGAGTTCTCGAAGGTTTTCGGGGTTTTGTTTTGTCACATGAATACGCAAGGACCAAAATGGGGCGGCTGGAAAAAGAAACTGACCAACCGCCTTGACACCGGAAGTGAAATCTGCTTTTATCAGGTTGACAGGGGTTGATTTGTTTGGGAAGGGGAAAACCGATGGCCAGCGTGTTCAAGTGCACGTACCTGATGCCGATCCCCCAGGGAGCCCAGCGGTGTCTTGCCAAAGGCGTGCCGAGCGTGCGGTACACCGACGGCAAGGGGTGCGTCCAGGTCCGTCCGGTCCAACTGGACGACGCCGGGAAAGAGACCGGCAAGATGGTCTGCGAGCAGCGCACGTGGTGGATGAAGTACACGTTGCCGGGCGGGCTGGTCAAACGCGAGAAGGGCTACCGCGACAAACTGGCCACGGAGCAGGAAGCAGCCCGGCGTGAACGCGAGGCACAACAGGCAGCGGCGGGGATGACAGTGGTGGACACCGCCCATCTGTCGGCCTCGATCAAGGAGCACATCGCGGCGTTCATCGGAGCCCTGGAGTTCTCTGGACGGTCCAAGGATTACTATGTGCGTGTTGAGGCCCGCCTCTACACCACCATAGAGCAGTGTAAGTGGGAGACGCTAAGGCAGGTGAACCCGGATGCCATGACGAACTTCCTGGCAGCCCTCAAGAAGGAAGGCAAGTCCGGGAAGACGATCAACGAGTTCCTGGCAGGGTTCAAGGGCTTCCTGAACTGGTGCGTGCAAACGCGGCGTCTGGCCGCCAACCCGCTGGCCTCCGTGGCAAAGATCGACAACGTGGAGAAGACCTTCCACCGGCGGGCACTGACGCCCGAGGAAGCCGAACGGCTCCTGGCCGCGGCCGGGCCGCGCCGCCTGCTGTACCTGACGGCCATGTACACGGGCCTTCGGCGGAGGGAATTGAGGCTCCTGGAGTGGCGAGATCTTCGCCTGGACCCGGCAGAGGGCAAGCCGCATATCACATTGCGTGCCAAGACGACGAAGGCGCGGCGGGCCGATATCCTACCCCTGAGAGCCGAGGTGGCCGATGCTCTGCGAGAGGCCATGCCCGACGGCGCCCTGCCGACGGATCGCGTGTTCAGGACCATGCCGCACTGCTTTACCGTCCGCGATGACATACTGAGGGCCGGTATCGCACTTGCGGACAGCACGGGCCGAAAGGTGGACCTCCATGCCCTCCGGTACACGTACGGCACGTGGCTGGCCAAGTCGGGCGTGACGCCGCGTGTGGCAATGGAACTGATGCGGCACACCGATATCCGGCTGACCACGAACCTCTACACGGACCCGACGCTGCTGAACGTGGACGGGGCAATCGAGGGACTGCCGAGTATTGTCACAGCGCCCCAGAAGGAATCCTTGAGGGCAACAGGGACCGATGATGATGTGGCGAGCGAGAACCCGCAGGACGAACATATTGAAGATGGTCTACCTACTGCCCTGAATCGGGTATCGGACCGTCCCGGAAGGCCCTTTTCAGACCGGATGAGGCGATCGAGACGTTCAAAAACCCCAAGAAATTCGAGATATGTTGGCGGAGAGGGTGGGATTCGAACCCACGGTACCCTTGCGGGCACACCGGTTTTCAAGACCGGCTCTTTCGACCGCTCAGACACCTCTCCGTTTGCCTAACACATTAGGTGATAGGCGCTTACAACAGCCGGCGATTGAGGAACTCCGGTATTGGACAACCGAGACGACAACCGCAACGCCCCCTAAACACCGTGTTCGATCTTGACCTAAGGCTGTTCCCACACTACATGCTCTATGATCTTAGCGTACAGTATTCCTTCCCGGTGCGGCCGTCAAGCGGGTTCAGCAGGAATACAGGAATTCACGTCCGGCCAGGTCCGTCGCCCGTAGCGGATGGGCCAGCGGCGCCGGTTCTAAGAACCGGTGTAATCCGCAGTTGCATTGCCGGCGTCTTACACTCCCAGGGTCAACCGCAGGTATGGGCGTCGCGTGTGGCTCGCTCATAGACGGGAAAAGTGATGCAGGAGGCGGCCTTGGCCCTATAACTTCAAAAATCACGCTCAGGGGGGTACGATGTCTGGGGCACTTCCCAAGAAACGCCCGCATTTCGCTTGCCCAAAGTACGGAGATGGAGATAATCTGCGTCCCTGGCGTCAGCGTATGGAACGGGCACACACCCTTGGGGACAGTGACAGGAAAGTGAGACAAAAATGGCGAGAAGTTCTGAATCGTATGAATTGGCCCGCGGGT